AAATAGGCACGAACAATAAGCCTGTTATTTTAAAGAACAAGAAAAAGTTTTACTCGAAAGAGAACAAAGAGAAGTACGATTCTCGATGGGATCGTATATTTAATAAGGATACATAAGAATGGCAACATATCTAAACTTAACCAATGAATTATTACGAGAATTAAATGAAGTTGTTTTAACTTCATCAAACTTCAGTAGTGCAGTAGGTATACAAGCTCATGCTCAAGACTGTATCAATAGAGCATATAGTGATATAGTAATGGCAGAACCTCAATGGGCTTTCTTAGCCACAGGAGAAAGTGGTGCAACTGACCCTTTCTATGGTAATGTCTATGTAGAAACTGTAGCAGGAACTCGATGGTATGAGTTAAAAGCTTCCAGTTCCAGTATTACAGCAGATTATGGGTCTGTAGATTGGGATAATTTTTATATTACTACTATAAGTGTAAGTGGAGAAAGTGCTCCTTATGTTAGTAGTAATCTAAGTTTTGTTACTACTGAAGAATGGAAAGACCATCTAAGAGAAGCAGAAAATGCAGACGATGCAGATGCACAAACTTATGGACAACCAAGATTTATTATACGAAGTCCTGATGCTAGAAAATTTGGAGTAAGTCCAATACCTGATAAAGTTTATCGAGTCTGGTTCTTTGCTTGGGATTTACCTACAGCATTAGATGCTCATGGAGATGCTACAGTTTTTCCAGACGTATATTCTCCAGTATTAATGGCACGAGCTAGATATCATTTCCATCAGTTTAAAGATGCTCCACAACAAGCAGCCTTCGCTTTAGAAGATTATAAAAAAGGATTAAAACAAATGCGATCAGCTTTAATGAATCCTACACCTAATTATATGTCAACGGATCATATCTAATGCCATCACAACCATACGCACTAGCATGTGAAGGAGGACTCGACAAGTCTTCTAGTTCTTTTGAGCTTTTACGTAGACCCGGAGCAGCAACTTTATTAGAAAACTTTGAAGTTGATATAGCCGGAGGTTATCGTAGAATAAATGGTTATTCTATTTTAGGTGGTGCTAGTGCAGCTAACCCTAGTTCAGATAATGATATACTAGGCTTACACGTTTACGCAGATGGTGTGATAGCTTGTACAAGTACTAATATTTTTTTTAGTCAGGACGGAGAAAGTTGGCTACAAATTAATAAGGGAAGTGTTGCAAGTGGAGGAGATAACTACACAGCCTTTACAGGTCGTAGTGCTGCAGCAAGAACCTCACAAGGTTTAGCACATTTTGCAACCTACGAAGGTGCTAGTGATTACGGAGAAGTAGTTATAACAGATGAAGGATCAGGGGGAAAACCTTTTTACTTTAAAATGACAGGTACGGGTGCAGCATTAAGTAGTCGTACTTTTTTTGCTGAAGAGATTACAGTAAGCGGAACACACTATCCTAAGTTTTGCACTATACACGACAAACATTTAGTAGCAGCAGGAGCAGCTACAGCCCCAAATACTATTTTTTATAGTAACACTATATTAGATTCAGATGATGTAACAGATTTTACAGGAGATGGAGCAGGAAGTATAGTATTAGATGATCAAGTAGTAGGACTTAAAAGTTTTAGGGAAGACTTAATAATATTCTGTCGAAACAGTATTTGGAAATTAAGCAATATAAATAATTCCTCTACTATAGCAGTATCACCAATTACAAAGAACATAGGTTGTTTAGACGGTAAGAGTATTCAGGAAATTGGTGGTGACTTAGTATTTTTAGCACCAGATGGTATAAGAACACTAGCCGGTACAGTAAGAATTGGTGACGTTGAGTTAGGTACCGTTAGTAGAGCTATCCAACCAGTAATAAAATTTATTGCTGACAATGTAGGAACTTATAATATAAGCACTATTGTTATTAGAGATAAATCTCAATATCGCTTATACTATGGAACTTCTTCTACAGGTGGTTCTTCAAAAGGAATAATAGGCACACTTAAAACAAACGAACAAGGATTTACACAATTTCAATGGTCTGAAACTGTAGGCATAGACGCAAGTGCAGCAGCAGCTTCAGGTTTTAATTATAATGGTGTTGAAAAGCATTATCACGGAGATTATTCTGGTAGAGTTTTTAATCACGATATAGGAGACAATTTTTTAGATTCTGGTAATACTGCAAGTAATATTATTTCTAAATATCAGACTCCAGATTTAGATTATGGAGATTTAGGAACTCGTAAAACTTTAAAATATGTAAAACTATCAATTACTCCAGAAGGAACAGTTGATACAAGTTTAAGAATTAGATATAATTTCGATGATTTAGACAGCCCACAACCGGCTGACTATTCATTAACAATACCCAAACCTTCATTATTTGGTACAGCAGTTTTTGGAGCAACAGCAGCACATAAGTTTGGTGCAGCTTCTGATCCAATAACAAGACAAGTAATAGAAGGAAGTGGACACAGCAACTATTTTCGAGTATTTAGTGATAATCAAAATGCACCTTATACAGTTAATGGCTTATATATAGATTACGTACCTTCAGGGAGAAAATAATTATGGCATACAGTTATACACGACAAAGTTCAATGAGTGATGGTGATACTATCACAGCAGCTTTATTTAATGAGGAATATAACCAACTAGTCAATGCTTTTGCATACTCATCTAGTTCAGCAAGTTCTACAGGACACAGACACGATGGTACTGCAGGACATGGTGGTAACATACACACAATAGGTGATTTAGACTTTTTAAATAAGATTGCTGTATCAGGTAATACTTGGGGAGTTTTTGTAGAGGTATCTTCAGCAGCAGTAGAACAAATTAGAATACAAGACGGAGCTATTGTACCAGTAACAGATAACGATATAGATTTAGGTACAAGCTCTTTAGAATTTAAAGATGCTTACTTTGATGGCACAGTAACATCAGATGCCTTTGCAGGTCCATTGACAGGTAATGTCACAGGAAATGCTTCAGGTACTGCAGCAACTGTAACAACGGCTGCACAGTCTAACATTACAAGTTTAGGAACTTTAACAACTCTTACTGTTGATAATGTTATAGTTAATGGAACTACAATAGGTCATACATCAGATACAGATTTATTAACCCTTACAAGTGGTGTACTGACAGTAGCAGGAGAACTTGACGCTACTACATTAGACATATCAGGTAATGCAGATATAGACGGAACACTAGAAGCTGACGCTATAACAATAGCAGGAGTTACATTAGCAGAAACAATTAGTGATACAGTTGGAGCAATGGTTGGTTCTAATACAGAATCAGGTATTACAGTAGCTTATCAAGATGCAGATAACACACTAGACTTTACAGTTGGTACTCTTAATCAAGACACAACAGGACTAGCAGCAACAGCAACAGCTTTAGCAACTGCAAGAACAATAGGTGGAACATCTTTTGATGGTACAGCAAATATAGCAGTAGCAACTGCTACAGAAGGAACAAATGTTACAGTTAGTGCTAATAACTCTACAGACGAAACAGTTTATCCAACATTTGTAGATGGTGCTACAGGAACACAAGGAATTGAAACAGATACAGGTTTAACATATAACCCTAGTACAGGAATGCTAACTTCTACAGGTGTTACTTCAACATTTACTGGTAATATAACTGGTAATGTAACAGGAAACACAAGTGGTACTGCAGCTACAGTAACTACAGCAGCTCAATCTAATATAACTTCATTAGGAACTCTGACAACTTTAACAGTTGACAATGTTATAGTTAATGGAACAACTATCGGACATACATCTGATACTGATTTAATAACTTTAGCAGATGGTAATGTTACAATAGCAGGAGAGTTAGATTTAACTACGTTAGATGTTTCAGGTAATGCTGACATAGATGGTACATTAGAAGCCGATGCAATTACTATTGGTGGAGTTACTCTATCTGAAACTATTGCAGACACAGTTGGAGCTATGGTTACAAGTAACACTGAATCAGGTGTTACAGTTGCTTACCAAGATGCAGACAACACAATAGACTTTACAGTCGGTACACTTAACCAAGATACTACAGGTACAGCAGCTATTGCAACTACAGTTACTATAACAGACAATGAAAGTACAAATGAAAGTAATGCTGTTATCTTTACAGCAGGTGGTGATGTTGATGGAGGTAATTTAGGTTTAGAATCAGATGGTAATTTAACTTACAATCCAAGTTCAGGAACACTAACTGCCACAGCTTTTACAGGAGCGTTAACAGGCAACGTAACAGGCAATACATCGGGCACAGCAGCTACAGTAACCACAGCAGCTCAGTCAAACATTACAAGTCTTGGAACCCTTACAGCCTTAACAGTAGATAATCTTGGGGTTAATGGTAATACTATTACAGCAAACTCAGGTGCTTTAAACCTCACACCTGCAAGTGGTTCTGCTATCGTTTTAGACGGAACAATCAATGTAGATGCAGGAGTAGTTACAGGTGCAACAAGCGTTACATCAACAGCTTTTGTTGGTGGCTTAACAGGTAACGTAACTGGTAATGCTAGTGGTACAGCAGCTACAGTAACAACTGCAGCACAATCAAATATAACAAGTCTCGGAACTCTTACAACACTTACAGTTGATAATGTTATAATCAATGGTTCTACTATTGGTCATACAGGAGACACAGATTTAATAACAGTAGCTTCAGGAATAGCTACAGTAGCCGGTGAAGTTTCAATGACTACACTGGACATAGGTGGAACAAATGTTACATCTACTGCTGCAGAATTAAACATCCTTGATGGTGTAACTTCAACTGCTGCTGAGTTAAACATACTTGATGGCGTAACTTCAACCGCAGCAGAATTAAACATCCTTGATGGTGTAACTTCAACTGCTGCTGAACTTAATATCCT